GACGATCCTGGCGCAGCAGAAAAGATAAAATTGTTCTTTGAACAGTTTCAACAACTGCCGAGCTGGTTCACAAATTTATGGATTCTTGTCGTGGCGAGTATTTATGGTATAAAGGGTACACAAATATTTAGAAATGGCAAAAAGTAATAATAAAAATTGTATGGTTGCAGTACTGTATACTAAACAGTATGCACCTAAAAAAGTAAAAGCTAAAAAAGGTAAAGGAAGTTTCAAAAGAAAAAAGAAATAATGTATGGAGTTAAATATGAATTATTATTTTACAGGTATATTAATAATATTATTCTTATTGATGACTCTATTTTTAGAACCAGGATATGTTAGATAGATTTATTTATAATTGTTTTGCAAAACTTGATGATGCTGTTTCATTTGCAGAAACTCGTATCATTAAAATGACTGAATGGTGTTGGCACTTTAGAGTTAAACTATTAAACAAAAAAAGGAGAAAAACAAAATGATTATAAAATGTAAACAGTGTAATGAAAAATTTGAACCAGTAGATGAATATGATATTTATTGTGGACAAGATTGTAAAGAGGAAGCATTAGCAGAATTAGATTCTGATTCTGATGAATGTTTATCTTGTCAGTAAGGAGAACAAATGAATTTTAAATGGGATTTAAAAAAACAATTAGACGAAAAAAGAAAAGCTGATTCTGCAAAGATTCAATTGCGTGAGAGAAGTAAACAATCAATTGCTAGACCAAAGGCAGAAAAGAATATAACAAGTAAAGACCCTAGACTACAAGGTATATAATGAAAATTAATGAGAACACCAACATTGGTTTACCACTAAGAAACCTAATAGGTTTAATTAGTGCTATTGTTGTTGGTGCTTGGTTTGCATTTGGTGTGATTGAGAGATTAAATAATTTAGAAACTAGAAATAAATTATTTGAACAAGATTTATTAGAAGCATCAACTCAAAAACCCATAGACCAAGAACAGTTCATGCTTATCGAAGACCTATATAAGACAGTTGAAAAGTTACAATCAACTCAAGAAATGAACATGACTAATAAAGTTAATATTGAATTCCATACTAAACAGATAGAAAAACTTTTATCTGATGTAGAAAAATTAAAAGATAAACAAAGGGAGTTTGCAAATGGAAACGGTCATTAGTACAGTAGTAGCTTTATGTATGTTTGTAGCAGGAGAGTTAAAAGAACATCGTATTCAACCTGCTATGTCTGACTGTTTAAAAGGTAAAAGAGTTGCAGAAAGAGACGCTAGTTCTAACATTGAATATAAGTGTGGTAAAGTTGAAGCTGAACTAGAAGAGAATATAGACGGAAGTAAAGCAATCAAAAGAATAATTAATAAATGATAACATGGGTATTAGCACTAAAGATTTGTTCGTCACTTGCAATGCAGTGTCAAGCACCAATAACTTTTAAAGAAACTTTTAATTCATGGCAGGAATGCCAAGCACATGGACTTCAGGTAGGACAAGATTTAAATAATGAAAGTCCTTCTGAATGGATAAATAAAAATAAAATATTAATACAATTTACTTGTACTCAAAGTAATAATTTTTAAGTTAAATCTTTAAGAAGTAATTCATACAATTCAGTTAGTGAATCAAATCTAGTATTAGATTCTCTAAGCATAGCATGTATTAAACCTGCATTCTCTTTCTTGAAATGCAAATTAATTTTATCTTTAGGATATAAAGACTTTTCAATAACAAATTGACCTTGATTATTTATAATTAATTTAAAACAAGCTAGGTCAGCTTCTGTTCTTTTACGTCTAGTTTTATTTTTGTTGATTTTTCTTTGTGGCATCCGTTACTAAACCTGACTGCCCATCATCATCTAATAAACTATCTACACTTGTAGTATAGATTTCATTTAACTTTTCATTGTTCTTTTGTATCTTTAATTTAAGATGGTCTTTCAAAGCTTCAATCTTAACAAACAACATTTTATCTATGACAGGATTGATACCATACATAGGTAAATCATTTAGTGAAGATATGATTCTTCTAAAACCTCTTGCTCTTTTTTCAAGCTGTGTTATAGTACTTTCATTAATCATAGTCTCTCTCCAATATCATTTCAAGATAGTGAATTGCTTTTTCAATATCTTTTCGTTTACCTTTTAGTTTATGTCTGCAAATATATTTGATAGCATTACCTTCTGCAAACAATAAATTATTTTCATTTATGAATTGAGCAGGTTGAATCTTCATACCTTTATAATGTGTTCCATCTACCTGCTTGTTTAAGCTATCATAATTCATATCTTTAAACATATCTTTACTAGGCATTATAATAAAGGTCCTTTCTCAATCATTTCTTTTCTTCTTAAATCTCTCTCTGATGGTTGTAACATAGCATTTAAATCATCGAATGTCAACTCTTGGTTGTATTTTAATTTTTTAACAACCCACTTGTATGACCAAGGTTGTAGTCTTAAAGTTGTACCTTGCCAGTAATGAGTTTGATTTGGAAGTAGTGTTAATACATTTTGTATATTAACTTTCTTTTGTTCTTCTTCACCTAATAAAGTTTTCAACCATTCAACAAGAATAGCCTTAGCTTTATTTCTTATCTTGCTCATTTTCTTTGTGTTCATTATCAATCTCTTTAAAATTGTTTTCCCTATCAAAATATTTATAATCAATTTGAACTGGTTCAAAATCTTCTAAACATTCTACAACTGTATGTTTTTTAAAATCTTTACAAGAATAAACATCTAATTGTACTAACGCAGGGTTCTTTTCATCCCAAGTATGAATAACAACATGCGATGTTTCTATAATAGCAACACCAGTTAATCCTTTATTACCTACTGGTTTATCTACTTTAGATGCATAAGGTCCTGCTAATATTTTCATATCTATTTTAGAAATTAAATATTGTAACCATTCTTTTATTTCATCCTCATTCTCTGGAGGTTTATTTACTTCTGCTCTAATAAGTAAATGTTTATGTTTTATTTTTTCCATAACTTTCTAATTGCTCCTTATATTGGTTTGTTATCTCTTCAACATTAGGAAGCTTAACAATATTAGTAAGGAATACATTCTTATTAGCATACTTAAATACTCTTAAACCTTTACCATTATTACTATCACTATGACACTCCCATTTATGAATACAAAACTGACACCCTACTGCTAAAGTTTTATTACCATTCTTCTCAGTTTTATCTTCATAACATTTACTAGGAGGAGTATCACTCACTAATGTTTTTTCTAGTGTTGATATTAATTCTTTTACATTTGGTTTAGCCATATCATCTGGTTTGTAAAAACAAATATCACCACTTGATTTATCAACAACTAAGAACCCACCTTGATTAGTACCCATTGCTGTTTCATATCCTGATAACTGGGCATGATAACCAAAAGGGTCGTCATTAACTATTTCACCTGACTGAAATTTTTTAAAACTAAAAGGTGATGCAGACTTAACATCACATATCTCACCATCAATCTTACTATCTATATGTCCAGTTACACCACCAACTTCAACTTTCTTTTGTTGGTCTTCAACTTTGTGTCCAGATAATTCTGCAAGATATAAAATTAAATGTTCAATTAAATGTCCATATAAAAACTTTAATGTCATATCAGAATTATCTTCTGAAGTTTCTTTAGGACTATTCTTATCGTACCATAATTGTCTAGGAGGTTTACCTAGAATAGACATTCTAAGTTTACCTTGATACTTTTCTTTTACTGTTGGTTTGTTCCAAGCTAATATAGATTCTTTTACATTATCTAAGAACTTATTTAAATTCTCTTCTGTTATTGGTGCAGGTTTTCCATTTGATACATCAGTTATTAATTTCTTAATATCTGGAACTAATGTACTAATGTGTTTCTGACCAGTTGTTTCCGATTTTGTATTCGCCATTTAATGGACACCTCACCTTTAATAATTTTCCTGCATCTATAATTGATTGTACTGCTAGTCTTCCAAACTCTTCGGCTTTACTTTCTTCAACCTCATATTGAAATTCATCATGTACATTTACAACTGGAAATGCTTTGATTTGATTTGTTATAACATATTCATCCAACAGTGTCAACGCTTTCTTCATTACAATAGCACCTGCACCTTGTAATAAAGTATTTAAAGCTGCATGAGGATGTCTTATTATTATTTTTCTTCCGTCAAGTCCTTTGACCCATCTACGTTGAGCCACTCTTTCCACTTTTTCTCGTAGGCTTCTAAGACTTGGTGTTGCTCTAAGAAATTTTTCTTTAACTCTTTCTCCATCTCTTTGCGTACCTCCAATGATACTTCCGATTTTGGCAGTACCTGCTCCATAGATAAATGCGTAGATAAAAGTCTTCGCCTTATCTCTTGATTCCAAACCAGCAGCAATTTGATTTGCTGTGTGTATATCTCCATTAACGACTTCATTTGTATACCTCTCATCATTCATGTAGTGAGCCAACATCCTTAACTCAAGTCCAGATGCATCAACTCCTACTAGTTTATATTTTTTATTTACAATCCATAATGCCCTACATTCTTTACCATAGGGAGAATACACAGCAGGTATTTGAGCCATGTTGGGCGACTGGTGACTCATTCTACCAGTTACTGTACCGTTAGTAATAACTTTTCCATGTACTCTCCCATCTTCTCTAATTGCTTCAATCCAAGAATTTACTTGAGCAATCCTTTTCTGTAGCAAGAGAAACTTGTTTATTAATTTAGCTTCAGGAATATTTTTTATTTCAGATAAAACTTTTTCATCTACAATCACATGACCTTTATCTGTTTTCTTTTTTGGTTTCCATCCAAGCTTCATTAATCGTTCACCTATTTGTTGACGTGAACCTAAATTAAATTCTTTATATTTTACTTTTGTGAATGGTTGTCCTTTAACATAACCTCTAGCTTTATTATTTACTTTAGGTATAAATGTTTCTTCTATCTTTTCAGGTGGAAAAGATTTTCTAACTTGATTAGTTAAGTCATTCATATCTTCTTGAAACTTAGCTTGTAATCCATATGCACTAACAACATCAATAAGAAATCCTTTCTCATGTTGTTTCTGAATTATCTTAGCAACTTTATGTTCCAACTCAATAGACTCACCAAAGTCAGTCATCTTTCTCATTAAAAATTTATAAAGTTTTTCTGTTAAAGCAACATCGTTACGACAATACTTTAACATATCATCACTTAGATAATCAAACTGTTCAAACTCTATTTTACTCTGACCAAGTTTTGTACCCCAGTTTTTTAATGAGTGTCCACCATCCAAGATAGGGTTAAGTAATCTTGATAGAACAAGTGTATCTGTAATTTTACAATTCTTAAATAAGTCTGAACCAAAAAATTTATTTACAACTGGAACATCAAATCCAATTATATTATGTCCTATAAATTCTTCTGTTTGTTTTGCAAACTCTTCAAACCTATGTAAGTTTTTACCTTCTGTAAATTGGTAATAAGTATTGCCATGTTTACAAATGATACACCAGATTTTATCTGCTGTTAAAGTTGTTTCTATATCAAAGATTACTTTATTAAAGGTCATCTACTTTGACCTCTTTTAATCTACCAGTATCAACATCATATCTTAAATCACAACAAGGACCTGTAAGTCCTGAGAATCTATTCTTTAATACTCTAACTCTTGTTGTGTTTCTAATTTCAGGGTCATCGTTTTGTGCGTCTCTCTCCAATCCAATAACCATGTCACTTAGTTGACCTATACTAGCAGAACCTCTTAATTGAGATAAGGATGTTGCAGCACCCTCCTCATGTCCTTTACCGTCTGGTCTTCTTAGATGAGATACAACTATCATAGATACTCCAGTCTCTTGAACTAGTGTTCTAAGTCTAGTCATAATCTCATCTAATGCTCTTCTCTCATCACCATGCGATTGGTCTGACACTATGATACTAACATGGTCAATGACTACATACTTACAGTCTAAACCTTTAGCTAAGTATCTAACTCTTGAAACAATATTATCTATAGAGTTAGAACCAAAGTGGTCAAACATATAAACTCTACCAGTACCTACTGTAGCATCAAAGTAGGTCTTTAACTCTTCTTTACTCACATGAACATCTGGTAAATGTAGTCTCTGATTAGCTTCAATACTCATCAAACCTTTTGAAGTAATGACTGGTGTTTCTTCTAACATTAGGAGACCTATGTTATCTTCTGTAGATTTTAACATATGATAAACAACTTCACGCATGACTTGAGTTTTACCTAAACCAGAACCTGCAGTAAACGTAACTAACTCTGAGGGTCTGATACCGTATGTTAATTTATTTATACCTTCAAATGGATACTGAACAAATGCTCTTGTTGTTGGTTTTGAAATCTCATCAAATAAAACATTCGCATTTATAATTCCATCTGGTGCATATAACTTAGCATTCCAAAATGCATTAACATATACTTGAATTTTATTTTGTGTTAAACAATCTGACGCATCTTTTAATTCTTCAGGTAAAGATAATATCTTACACTTACCTGGAGAAAATAATTCAGCAACTTTTGTTGCACCTTCTTTACCATGTTTATCATTATCAAATGATATGATAACATTCTCAAAATTATTTTCTAACCAATCTAAACTATTTTTAATATCTTTAACTGCTGAAGTTATTCCATTCTTAATACTTACAACTGGTGTTTCATACTTACCAGTATTAAACATTTGATAAGCAGATAAACAATCCAACTCACCTTCAGTTATAATTATGTATTTATTTTTTTGAAATAAATATTCACCAAAAAGTCCAGAAGTTTTTGTATTACCTTGAATACTAAATTCTTTTAACTTAGTGAACCTAGTTTTTGTGGCTATCTTAGAACCTTGCTTGTCATGATAAGGATAGTAATGATGAGTAATACTTCCAAGTGAATCCATCTTGACGGTGACTCCATACTTTTTACAAGTATCCTCTTTAATATTTCTATCAATGATTTCTGCAAAGTTTGATTCTTTAATAAAATCTTTTACTTGATATTCATTTACTCTTGTAGTTGTTTCATGGTTTGTTTCCATATTGTATTCCTTCATAAACTGCTGACAGGAAAAACAGTATGCTGAACCATCTTCGTTTACAGAAACTGCGTCACTGCTTGAACAAAGTGGACAGGGTAAATGATATTTAACAAACCCTTTTCGTTCTATGTCTTCCATTGTCGCCCTTGTTAATTTTAGATTGTGAGACAGGCGAATGGAGGTTTTCGCCTATCTCATTGGAGTATAGTATAATGATGAACATTATGACTAGTGGACAGCTATGCTGTACTAAAAATCATCCTTAATTTCAGAGCCATCTGAAGAAGAACCTTCAACTTCAAAGTCTTCTTTAGGTGTATACTCTACTAAGTCTAATACTTGTACAGCTTGTAAGTCTAGACCTTTACCAGTTTTACCTTTATAGTTCCAGTCGTATGACTTATACATAACTTTTACTTTACTACCGTTACCCACGATTTTATCTAGTGGTTTCTTTTCTGCATCCACTAGTTGTGGTTGTTGGTTTCTATCGCCATTAGCTTTAGAAACTTTTCTTTTAAACTTAATGATGTTCTTAATAGTCTCATCATTAATTGTAGTCTCACCAATTGAGAATCCTTGCTTTTGAAATTCAGATGCTGTAGCATCATCCACTGCTAAGTCAAGTCTCCACATTGGTTCAAACTTTTCATTGGGTCTAGTTATAGATGCCCAATAAGCTTTACCTTCTACTATTGCCATTTTATATTACCTCGTAATGTTATTAATTTATTTGACATGACAGAATCTATATCAAAATTATTCATCCATGTCAACACTTGTATCAAGTTTTTTTTCACTTTCTTCACTTAATATTTCATCTATTTTCTTAGATAAATTCTTTTTAATTTCTGATTTCTTTTTTAATTTACTTTCTAACTCACCTATTTTTTTACCCATAGCTTGTACATCATCATTAGCTTGTTCTAGTTGGACTAAAATTTTTTTAATCTTACTATCTTTTTCTTTTACTAAAAGATTAATGTCATCTTTTTCTTTTATTAAATCAGCTATTGTATTTTTATATTCTCTTATTAAATCTTTTTCCGTCATATTATATACTGTAACATTCCTCCTTAAATAATTCTTTGATTGGTATTACTACACATTTACTTGCTCTGTAATCTCCAATATTTTTTGTGTGAGTTTTTTTATATTTGTTAACTATCTTTTTTAATCTCTTAACTCTAAACACTAATATACAATGTTCTTTTTTATCTAGTTCTAAAATATGAAACCACCACTTAGCACTTGTTTTATCAATACCAGATGGCTTTCCTCTGTACTCATATTCAATTGCAATATTACCTGTTTTTCTCCACCAACTCCTTTCAGTTTTAATTTCAACTTGTTCTTTACCTAATAAATCTGCAACTCTCTTCTCTCTTACTTGTCCATACTTTAAATCAATATCAAACTTAGATGTATTATTTAGTTTCACTATTGTTCCTCCGTAAATGTACAAAGATATTCAAGAAGAAACTTATTTAAATTTTTATTATCAAATAATTTTTTATTATTCTTTTCTTTTATTTTTTTAAATAGTTTAATAACAAAGTATGGTTTAAGATTAGCATAGTCACAAACTAAATCAAACTCTTCATTGCTTTC